ACTCGATAAGGGCGTAAGGGATGCCATCGGCAAGTCCATAGTCAACCTTGGGGCGGGGATAGCCAATAACACAAAGAAACTGTGGGACGGGCTCATGGGCAATGTGATGAAGGCCTTCGACGGGATAAAGAACTTTACTAAAGGCATAGACTGGAAGAACGTTATCCTGGACACCATCATACCCGGCCGCGGACTGGTAAGAACCGCGGCTCAAGCGATGGGACTAAGAGAGGATAATGGCGAGGGGAATTGGTTTCTTAACTTACTTGCAAATGGTTTAGGTGTACGTATACCTGGTAAGGAGCTGGGAGGCCAGGTGATAAAAGGAACCTCGTATATTGTCGGGGAGAGAGGCCCAGAAATCTTCACTCCGGGCCGAACAGGAACCATCATGTCAAACAGGGAGCTGACGGCTCTCAACTCGAGAGGGTACGCCGGCTCCACCGTCTCCGCGAACTTCAACATCTCCATCAATGTCACCGGCGCCATGACCCCGGAGAACACGGAGGCGCTCAGAGGACCGATCCTCCGTGTAATCGAGGAGGCCTGGGCCTCAGCCACGCAGGGTTCCGTATCTAGAGGAGTAGTATGATGTCCGAGCAATTCCAGCAGATCGCCTCACGCATCGACTCTCAGGAACTTACTAAGATCAAGAACACGCTGGCGCTCCGCGACCGCGCCAACGCCGACCGCTACGAGCTAACACAGAGGGAGCGCAGGAACCCCGGGGTCCTATTCGGCGACTACTCCTCTCCGTCATCGGTTACCGAGAGCACTCTACAGGGCCTCAAGTACCCCTTAGAACTGGATGGTAAGGGCGGGTTCAAGCTCTCCGCGAACTACGACAGGGTGGGAGAGCAGATACTCGAGGTGCTTAGCACCCGCATCGGGGAGAGGGCCTACCGACCCTTCTTCGGCCTCCAGGAGATGATGTTCGAGACGATCGACGAGTACACGCTCGCCCAGAGCATACGCTCCAAACTACTCGCCTTCATCCCGCTTGTGTCGGAGTTGGATGTTAACGTATCCCTCGATGAGAACGGCACCGCTGGTATAGTAGTGCTCTACTCAGTTGAAGGTAGTGAACAGGCGCAGGTGCGCTACTCCTTCTCACTATAAGAGACTCTTCCGATGACCCGAACAAAGATACACAAGAACTTCGCGGAATTCGGGGCCGATGCCCAGCAGATGATCATAGACCAACTGCAGAACATCGACCTGGAGAAGATCGGCCCTAAGTCCATAGCGCACATCGGGAAGACACTCATCTCCCTCGTCAAATCATCCAACCAACTCCAGGAGGAAGTGGAGGGGGAGGAGGTCAGGGATAACTGGATCACCATTAGAGAGCTATCGCACATCATCCTTGTCGAGATCCTAGACAAATTCGACGTCCTCAGTTCCCAGGGGCAGATCCCGGAGTGGGAGAGGGCGAACGTGCTGAGCCTTCTCCAGGAGATAACCAAAGTCTGCCACTCGGAGGAGAAGAGAGACGCTCTCGCCGAGATCAATAGTGGAAAGATTATCGAGGACAAGATCCTCGACGAGATGCTAGGTATCTAGGTATGATGAATATGGACCAAGCCCGCGCCGGTGGCGAGGGGCTCGTAGGCGTTAAGAAGAAACCCAAGGGCAAGGATAAGAACCTGGAGATGGACGAATCCTCACCCATATTCCAGGGAGAGGAGAAACCGCTGCGGCTCTCCGTGCCCGAGGGTTGGTCAGTTAAGGAGTAGGGAGATGCCACGAGAGTGGAACACCCCGGATAGGGAGTGCTGGAACACCCCGATACACAACATTCTCAAGGCCATAGACAATCACACGTCACTGTACTTCAAGACCGGTGACACCTGGCACCTCGAGCAGGCTCAGTTGCTCCGCGAGTACGTCGCGGGGCTGAAGACCTGGATACACAAGCAGGAGCGAGGAGTTTAAAGTCTCAATAGCACCGATCTTTACCACCCATGCCACTCAGAGAGGGCTCGTCCGACAAGGTTATCAGCGACAATATCAGCTGCATCCTCAACAAGGACGGGTGCGGGTACGACCCGCCGTACAAAGATCCCGCTCGTAAGGAGTACACACCGGCCCAGGCCGCCGCTATAGCCTACGCTAAGGCGGGCAAACGTAAGGCCAAAGCCGAGACCCTGAAGGGCAACAAACAGACAAAGTCCAAGGAAACCTCCAACAACTCCGAGATGGAGTCGTTCTCGGTGCCCGAGGGTTGGAGAGTCGCCGGCAAACCCGTAGAGTAACACCATGCCACTGAAATCAGGATCGAGTCAGGATACCATCTCCGAGAACATCAAAACGGAGATGAAGGCGGGCAAGCCGCAGAAGCAGGCCATCGCTATCGCCCTTGACAAAGCCGGGAAGTCCAAGGACTCCTCGGATAACGCCGAGCCCGAGGAAGGGCAGATGGCGCAGGGGGACATCCGGTCCATCGTGGCAATGGCCAAGAAGATCGACGGTATGGTGTCAGAGATGACCGACCTGCCCGAGTGGGTCCAGGCCAAAATCACCAAGGCCCAGGACTACCTGACGGCCGTGACCCAGCACCTCTCCCACCCCGGCGAGGACGAGAAGGCGGAGGATATGAGCGAGGGCAAGGACCACGACAAGGACGGGGATGTGGACTCGGAGGACTGGAAGATGGCCAGAGACAAAGCCATCAAGGGCGCTACCACCGAGGCTGGCGAGGACTCCGACCCCTGCTGGAAGGACTACGAGATGGTGGGGATGAAGAAGGGCAAAGGTGGGGGCAAGGTTCCCAACTGCGTGCCTAAATCCTCGGATAACGGTGAGTGCGACTGCGACGAGTCCTCCTACTCCGAGATCTCGGTGCCCGCAGGTTGGAGTGTAAGCGAAGATGTCTACCGCGATTAGTGTTCCCGAGGGCTGGGGAGTTAAGCCCCCGGAGTTCTCGGTGAAGCTTAAGGACGGGAAGCCGGAGGGGGCGACTAGCTGGTTCGATGTGAGTGGCCGGCCGGTGGTGAAGGTCGGTAACACCTGGAAACTGCAGAGGCAGAAGCCCGCTCCGCCGAAAAAACTCAGTCCAGAGGAGGTGGCTAAGAGAGGCGGGCGTGACGCGCAACCGCGTCAGCCCAAAACCAGCTCTGGTGGGGACGCTAAGCTCACTCCTCAGGAGGCGGAGCACTACAGTAAGTTCCTAGAACCGGTAAGGGAGAAGCTCAAGGAGGGCAGTCGAGCCTCCTTCTATCCCGACCCGGAGCAGAGTAGGCAGGACATGGAGAATAGGAAGCGTAAGTACGCTCCGTACGCCGCGCTGTCAGAGGACCAACTCTCGTCGGTCGGTGCCTACACGACTCAGTGGGACATGAACATGAACTCGCTTCTCAGAACGGGGAAGATAGAGAAATCAGCTGGGCAGCAACTCGGCAGCAAGCTGACGCCCTCGGAGACCCAAGTACGAAAGGCAATCAGCGACCTGACAAGCGCGCTCGAGTCCCTCCCAAACGCCCCGGCGGGGGTCTTTCACAGAGCCGTGAGTGGGTCTCTCTGGAAGGAGGACGGGCTCGGTCGCGATGCCAGCCCCTTCATGAAACAACTCCAGTCACTGGAGCCGGGTGACACGATCGACGACCCCGGCTTCTCTAGTTTTACCAGTGGTGGCGCGCCGGTGATAGATCGGTTTCTGAAAGGCGATCCCGACTCCGACCAGAACGTAGTCTTCGAGGTGGAGAGCGATAAGATGAAGAACATCTCTCCTATCAGCGGTTACGAGCAGGAGAAGGAGCACATGCTCCCTCCCGGTGCCAAGTTCCGTGTCGTGGGGAAGAGTGAGGGGCTAAGTAGAAACGCTGGTAAGCATACCATAATAAAACTACAGCAAATCTGATAGAATAGACTTATGGACAACAAAGAAAAAGAGCAGTCCTCGCTAGGACGCAGAATGTCCGACATTGGCGGACTGAAGATCACCAAAGCAAAAGCGAGTTCGATGTCCGAACCAAAAGTCCCCGAAGGTTGGTCATTGGCCAGCTCCCACGGTGAGACCGTAGGCCCCAAGATCACCAAGGAATCCCACCTTCGCGGCGACCAGGACAAATCGGATATGCTCGACGCGGAGATGGATCCCGACGACAACGCGGACATGTCCGATAACGAGTACGAGTACTGGCGCACCCTGGCCACGGGCGACCCGGTCACTCAGGGCGAGATCAAGTACGCCGACGATGGTAAGAAGTACACCCACACCTACAAGGACCGCAAGACCGGTAATACCCGCAAGGTACGCTACGGCGCTAGTGGTTACAAGATCGCTCCTGGCACGAAGCGTGGCGACTCGTACTGCGCGAGGTCACTCGGTGACATGAAGTCGGAGGGCATGGACTGCTCCGGGCCTGACCGCAACACCCCGATGTGCCTGTCGCGGAAGAAGTGGAGATGCCGCGGAGCAAAATCCGTATAGCCGGAGGGGTTGACAGATTCGATCCCATGGTTTAAAGTAGAAGTAGTAACGCTCACGGAGCTGGAGTTGCCCCATGACCACAGTCTTCCTGTACGTGTTCGTATTCTCCACATGGGGGCTCGGCATAATCTCCTGGCTCGCTCTTCTGGGAGGTTCGCTGACGAAGTGGGAACTCGAGCGCCAGGAGAAAGTACTGGATCTGGAGCAGAAGAAGCTCATGTTCGGGCGATTCAACTCACTGACCAGCGGTAAGTTCCCCCCGAGCAAGAACCAGGAGGCCAAAGATCAGCCCCTTGCGGAACTTGGCAAGGACATGATCCCGGAGAAGATCCGCGAACTGATGAAGTCCTCGCCCATGCACCCCGAGGTGGAGGAGATTGACAGCACCGACGAGATCCTCGGTGTGAGGTTCGAGGCCGAGAACTACCCACCCGGGTTCGGAGACGACGAGGAATGAACAAGATACCCAAGGCCGGCGTAGACCTCATCAAGAGGTTTGAGGGATGCCACCTGAAAGCGTACCCCGACCCTCTCACGAAGGGCAAACCCTACACCGTGGGGTGGGGATCGACCACCAGAAAGGATGGTTCGCCATTCAAACTGGGGGAGATCATAACTCAGGCCGAGGCCGACGAGCTTCTGGAGTACCACCTACAGGCCCACCTATCACGACTTCTTCAACTCCCGCACTCGCAGGAGATGTCCGAGGAGCAGTTGGGTGCCCTGCTCAGTTTCTCCTACAACCTAGGGGCGAACTTCTACGGATCCAACGGGTTTGAGACCATCTCGCGAAGACTTCGCAACAAGGAGTGGGATCTAGTACCCTCCGCGTTACTACTCTACTGCAATCCCGGCACCAACGTCGAGAGCGGACTGAAGCGTCGCAGAGTAGCCGAGGGCGCTCTGTGGTCGTCAGGAGCAATCAAAAAAACCATGGCACAAATACAGATCATCGCGCTCCAGAACACACTTCTGAAGAAAGAGCCTATCCAATCCTACCAACTCTCCTACAACCAGAGGAAGGAGGTGCAGAAGGGCAAGGGTTACAACGTACTGGATATCGTCGACGAGGGTTCCCACTCCAAGGTCACGCTTGACCATGGCGCTGGTGTGTGGTATATCTACAACCCTCACTGGCAGGTATCGCATAGTGGCACCGCTCGACCCAACGAGAGCGCTCCGGGTTCCCGTATCCTGACCGTCAAGTACTTCCCCCAGCGCGACAGCGCTACCACCCACGCTCACCGCATGTGCTTCTCCAGCTCGTGCGCTATGGCGGCGGACTACGTGAAACCCAACGCCATCCGCGTCTCCGAGCAGGAGGACGATTACTACATGAAGAACTACGTCTTCAGGCACGGTGATTCCACCGACTCATCGGCGCAGATCGCCGCTCTCAGGGATCTCGGAATCAAGGCAACTTTCCGCCAGAACCTGAGCGAGAAGGACATCAAGGCGCAGATCGACAAGAACATTCCGGTACCCGTGGGTATACTCCACCACGGGCATGTGTCCGCGCCGCGTGGCGGAGGGCACTGGGTGTGCATTATCGGCTACGACGACAGCTTCAGAACGTACATAGTCCACGACCCCTACGGTGAGCTGGATCTGGTGAATGGCGGGTACTACGGCTCGACCAACGGATCAGGGATGAGGTACGGGTACAAAGACTTCAATAGGAGGTGGATGGTGGCGGGGAACGGTAACTACGCTCCTGGCAACGGCTGGGGAGTAGTTATAGAGTGAGTTCGGACCGAGACCGACTTCTCGTCTCGCTGGAGATGCTCTACTCCGCGAGATGGAATGTACCACGAGCAGCTGACCATTGCGGACTTCCGCACCACGAGATGAGAAAAATCTTCTCGGAGGAGGTCCGGAGTGGGAGATTACTACCTAAAAGGTGGGAACCCCCGAACTCCATTCAGCTGCGCCTTGGATTATAATATAGATAGGGAGGGCGCCTACTCGGACCCTCCTACCTATTACGCTTATTCAAGGTAATCCAATGATCGACATTTTCTTCGCAGCTCCACGATCCTACAAGCGATTCAACTCGGAGGCTTCCATGAAGCACGAGAGGGATCTACTCGACCTGGCTATGGGCATGGCCTACCCCTCGCAGCAGCAGCAGACATCGTTCCCCAAGCATAACGTGTACCAGATGCTAGATGGTAGTCCCTACACCTACTTCATGGAGTTCGCGCTGGCGGGATACGACAAAGACTCCCTGGATGTCACGCTACTGAGCAGCGGTCATCTCCTAGTCTCAAGTAAGACCAACTCTGAGAGAAAGGAGGAGCGCTCGTACATCCACCGCGGCATGGCAAGGCGGGACTTCTCTACAAAGTTCTACGTTGGCAAGGATGTGGAAGTGAGAAACGCCACCTTCACCGACGGCCTCCTTACCGTGGAGCTGGAGAAGCTCGTGCCGGAGGAGCAGAAGCCCAGATCCGTCGAGATCCGGTAACTCCGTACCACGAGGTGGTCTTGTTCCGAGGGGCGCAAGCCCCGAGGCCACCCTAGGAACTGTCACACGGGGGCCCCACAAGGCCCCCTGTCTCTGGTATGATATTCGGAGAATATCCGATCATCAGGTCCCCAGCGAACATGGCAACGATCTCCGAAGTATACTCCTCCCTCTCGAAGGTTATCTCGAAGGGTGTCAAGCACTCCACCTTCCTGTGGGGCGCTCCGGGTATCGGCAAGTCCTCCATCGTGAGTAAGGTGGCCAAGGACCACGACCTCGAGCTCATCGACCTTCGCATCTCCCAACTCGCCCCCACGGACATCCGTGGTCTCCCCTACGTTGAGGATGGTCTGGCAAAGTTCGCCCCTCCCTCCTTCCTGCCCCGCGAGGGCAAGGGCATCCTCTTCGTCGACGAGTTCAACATGGCCTCCCCGGTGATGATGGGCATTGCTCAGCAACTCATCCTCGATCGCCAGATCGGTGATTACAAGGTCCCCGATGAGTGGTTTATTGTGGCGGCGGGGAACCGTACCGAGGACCGCGCGGCTGTGTCTCAGATGCCGGCCCCCGTGGCCAACCGTTTCATCCACTTCAATGTGGAAGTGGACATCTCCTCGTGGAAGGAGTACGCCATTAAGAGCGGGGTTAACGAGCAGATCATCTCCTTCATCAACTTCAGGCCCGAGTTGCTGTTCAACTTCAACAAGAATGCCACGGCATGGCCCTCCCCTCGCAGTTGGGAGTTCGCGGACTCCCTGCTCGATATCGGCATCAGCATCGACTCCGCGGTTGGTGAGGGTACAGCCGCCGAGTTCTACGCCTACCAGAGCATCTACTCGCGCCTTCCGGACGTCGACGCCATCCTCGCGGGTGGGAGTGTGGAGGTTCCTAAGGAACCCTCGCTGATGTACGCCGTCTGCGGCTCTCTGGTTTCCCGAGCCAAGTCCGCCCAGGCGTTCTTCAACGCTGCTAAGTGGCTGATCGGTGGCACCACGGAGGATTACGTCGGCCTGTTCATGGGAGACGCTATGATCTCGATTAAGGCGAACAACCTCCAGGGCGCTTTCGTTAAGCTCGTGGCTAAGGATCCTCAGATCAAAGCCTTCATCACCAAGTACCAGGAGCTGCTGAAGTGACGAGGGAGGAGTATCTACAACTGGAGCTCACCCGCGCGGAAGTCGCGGAGCTCCACAACTTTCTCGCAGAGTTGCTGCCTCAGGTCATCAACTCCGGCCAGGACGTGCCCAACGAACTCGTCCTCGCCGTACGCAAGGTATCCGAGGTTTACGAGGATAACTGCATTGTGTACGGTCTCACTCCCGAGTGTAAGGCTTACATCGATAAGTACGGCGAGACGCCCGCAGGCAACCCGAAGCGATGGGACGCGTTTTGTAAGAACTACGATGCCCTTGTTGAGTTGGAGTTTCTGACACCGTGAGTTCTTTTCAGTTATCGGTGATTGTTATGAATGTCTGGCTGGCTATGCATACTAGGCACGATTCTCGCCACACCGGGATTATGTGCTTGGCGTGGATGCTTTTCACAGCGTTTCTACTTGTAGTCCAATTCCACTAGAGTAACAATGAGCAAACTAACTGCTGCTGACCTAATGGTCATTGTAGATACCCTCAATCACAGCCTGCAATTCAAAAACTGGGGTCTAAACGGTGGCGGGTTTACCACGGAGACTCGAAAACAGACTATGGAAGTTGTTGTTGACATCATGGCGGATATGAGTTTGGAGGTTGTCTATGGTGCAGTAGAACCTGTTGTAATTGATGGTGACATCGGAGGATGAGATGGCAAGAACAGCAAAATTCGTTTGGTTCAAAAGGACCATAGACCCTAAAACCAGAATCCACTACCTCGATGCGATTGACGAGAACGGAGTGCACTGGATGGCGCAGATGGATCATAAAACAGAACCGCATCTATGCTTCATAAGGGTATGGTATCAAGACCCGCAGCAACCTAAAATCTATGACTGAACCAACAGACGCTGAGATCCTAGAATTCTTGCTCAACCAATTCCAGATGCACTCTCCTCAAATGAACGGACAGCACTCCTGGAGGTTTATGAGTAGTGGGTGGCCCATGCTTCATGCCAAAGGCAGAAGCGCGAGGGATGCAGTGATTGCCTGCATGAGGGCAAAATGACAGCACCCCGCCACCCTACCAATGACTGGGAGTGGAGCAACACCGCCGAGGAAGAATTCGCCGAGTGGTTCCAGGAACTCTTCAACTTCTCCTTCCGCAGTGAGTGGTTTTATACGGACTGCGAAACCAAAGACGAAAAAACACTCAAGGAGGCTATGTACAAATGGATCCATGCAGCGTACGTTGCGGGTTACGAAGCAGGACTGACGATCAATGATTGATATTCGCTTATTTGTGCAGGAAGGCTGCAGGCCTTGCATGTACATGGTGCGCAAGTACGGCTCGTAGCCACTTCACAAACCGGCCACAGAACGCCTCCCGAGGGCGTTTTTCAGTGTAGAATAGTGGTATACGCTCATTCCTCCCTCCCCCATGGCCATAAAGGATCGCCTCGTAAAGTCCAGAGTCAAGCTCCTTCGCGAAGCGCCGTTCTTTGGCACCCTTCTCCTCAACTCCAGCTATCGTATCACGGACGAGGTCCCTACCGCCGCCACCGACGGGAACGTTCTCCTGCTCAACGAGGAGTTCATGGAGTCCCAGACCCAGGAGCACTTTCAGTCCATCCTGCTCCACGAGGTGCTGCACATGGCCCTGGAGCACATCGAGAGGATGAAAGATGTCTTCAAGTCCGACCCGATGACGGCCAATATCGCCGCGGACATCGTCGTCAATGGTATCATCAAAGACAATCGCATGTCCCTGCCCGAGAAGGCGATCTGCGATAACGACTTGAAGCACCTGAGCGTTCGCGAGATCTACAACATCCTTCGCCAGAAGCAACAGAAGGATCCAGACTACATGAAGAAGAAGTACGGCGTAGATAGCGACGACGTTAATTACTGCCTGAGCCCGGGGGGTGGTAAGCCGGGCGAGGACGGAGAAGGCGCGGAGGATGGTAAGGGTCCCGCTGTGAATTGGAAAGATGTTCTCAACAAAGCCTCCACTATCGCCCGCTCCAAGTCCTTCGGGCTTCACGGCGCCGGGCTGAAGCGCGTGCTGAACGAGCTTCTCGAGCCTACCATCAACTGGAGGGACGCTCTGTACAAGTACATCACGAACTCCCGCACCGACTTCGAGGGTTTCGATCGCCGCTTCATAAGCAACGGAGCGTACCTTGACGATTTCGGCGGAGGTAAGATCCGCGTGGCGGTGTTCATGGACACCTCGGGTAGCGTGGACGAGGTCCTTCTCTCCGAGTTCGTCTCCGAGTTACGCTTCGCCATCAACTCACTGCCTCAGATCTGCGGGGAGATGTGGTACTTTGACACCTCCCTCTACTATGAGGGGGACATCCTCGACATCGACGGGCCACTCCAGCTCCGTGGTGGTGGTGGTACATGCTTCGAGCCCGTAATGAGCAAGATCCAGGCACTCCACGAGGAGGATTCCACGGTGAGGACTCTGGGCCTGATCTTCACGGATGGTTACGCCTCCATGACAGGATTCAATATCCCGGAGGCCCCGGTGATGTGGTGCATTAGCCCGGGCGGAGTGCCCGACGAGAGCCTCACTTTTGGCGAGGTGGTTAGGATCGTTAGGTGATCGTTTAAGGTACTACTATAGTAGTACTAAGCATGGCAGATCCGGGATTTGAGAATGGCTGGGAGGTTCCTGGTCATAACTACCAGGAGCATAGTGGTGCCACTGCTTCCCACGGTCCGACTCAGGTAATCTACAAGAAGGGCGGTAGCGGTGGCAAGGTGGTGGCCACGGAGACAATCACCTACGACGTTAGTAATAACATCGCCACCAGGTCAATAGCCTGGGAACCCGACATCTACGGATGAGGGTTAAACCATGACATTCTACAGTAATCCTCGCGAGACCCATCCCATCGACGAGGCTATCAGCATAGCCAACAACAAGATGTTCCACGTGTATCAGCTCGCTGATAGCAATGGAAACATCATCGATCCGGCCGGGTCGAGTGAGTACGCTATTATTAAGCTTGCTGATAACACGGGCGAGCCGATTTCTGCTGACAATCCGTTGTCAGTTACTCTGGGCTCGGAGAACATTACGATTACTGGTGATGTGAATATTGGCACGATGCCAGAAGTGGAAATTAAGAATGATGCCAACAATCCAATTCCGGTAACAGGAACATTTGTAACCACTTCACCGACAGGAACTGCGGATGCTTTTGGTCGTCAAAGAGTATCAGCACCTCTTACTCTTTTTGATAGTTCCCACAGATACAGAGATAATAACCTGTGGTCAACTGCTACCACTGGCACTGCTTCTGCTACTTTTAGTGCTAATGAAGGTCTGATCAATCTAACAGTGAATAATGCTTCTGGAACACAGATTATTCGTGAGACCACAAAAGTATTTTCGTATCAGCCAGGTAAATCTTTGCTTGTGATGAATACCTTTGTTCCTGCCACACCAAAAGCAAACTTGAGACAGAGAGTTGGATATTTTGGTGCCAGTAATGGAATGTATTTTGAGATTAGTGGAACAACACCTTACTTTGTGGAAAGGAGTTTATCCACTGGAACTCAAACAGAAGTAGCACAAGCAAATTGGAATGGTGATAAGTTAGATGGAACTGGTCCGTCTGGTATTACATTAGATACTACCAAAGCACAAATCCTTTGGATGGATATTGAATGGTTGGGTCTTGGTACTGTAAGAATGGGATTTGTAATAAACGGACAGTTTATTCTCTGCCATTCATTTCACCACGCAAACTTAATCACTTCAACTTACATCACAACAGCATCACTTCCATTGAGATATGAGCTTACTAATACTGGTGCCACAAGCGGTAGCAGTACGATGAAGCAAGTTTGCTCCACTGTCATTTCCGAAGGTGGTTATGAGCTTCGTGGATTACAGCAAGCAGTTAACATTCCAGTTAATGCTCCAAGAACGTTAGGAACTGCTGGAACATACTATCCAGTAATTGGCTTGCGTTTGAAGGCAACTGCTTTAGATGCTATTATAATTCTTACAGCAATTTCTATGATGCCGATTTCTACTGGTGCTTTTGGGTGGCAGGTGAGAGCGGGCGGAACTGTGAATGCCGGTTCCTGGGTGAGTGCTGGTGTCGATAGTGCAGTTGAGTATAATCTCACAGGAACTTCTGTTACTGACGGAAGAATACTAGCAAGTGGATTTTTTAATGCCTCAAATCAAGGAGTAACTCAAGTTGATATTCTAAAAGAAGCACTCTTCAAATTCCAGTTAGAACGAAATGGATTAACTGGAGTTCCTTATGAACTCGCACTCGTCATTACCTCCGATGGTGGTAGTGATACTGTTGTTGCTTCTGTGGACTGGGAAGAAATCTCAAGATAAACGCTGCTATCTCAAATCTATGATAGAATGAGGGGGAATCAAATTACCCTGCTTTTCTATGTCCCAACTCGTCAAGCTGATGTGGGTGACTCCCGAGGCCGAGCACCTCATCACGGACATGGCACGTGTGTCCGCACCCAAAAACCAGGGGAACTACGAAACGGCCCCGCGACTCATCAAGTACCTGATCAAGCACAAGCACTGGAGCCCGTTTGAGATGGGCTCGATGTGCGTCGAGATCAACACCACCCGCGACATCGCCGCTCAGATCATCAGGCACAGATCATTCAGCTTCCAGGAGTTCTCCCAGCGTTACGCTGACGTAAAGGACCTGGGTGAGATCCCGATGCCCGAGCTTCGCCGCCAGGACTCGAAGAACCGTCAGAACTCCATCGCGGATCTTGACCCCGAACTGGTAAGGGCTTTCGAGCGACGGATTATGATGCTCTTCGCCGAATCTCAGGAACTCTACGACGACATGCTCGATGCTGGCATCGCGAAGGAGAGCGCCCGCAAAGTCCTCCCCATGAACTCCCCCAGCAGGATCTATATGGTGGGCACGATTCGCTCGTGGATACACTACATCGCCCTGCGCAGCGCCAACGGGACTCAGAAGGAGCATCGGGATATCGCCCTGGCCCTCTCCGCCATCTTCGCAGAGCAGTTCCCCTCCATCCACCAGGCCCTTGAGGAGCTCGGAGAGGAGCCCCAGGAGGTCCCTACCCCCACATACGAAAAAGCCCCCGAGGAGCCTCGGGGACGGGGGTTGTGGGCGAAGATCCTAGGCTTTCTGGTCAGCCTACGTAGAGCTTCTTGAGCAGGAGCAGAGTCTCGGGAGCGTTGATCGACTTGGAGTCGACGGCGCTTCTGATCTGCTCGGCCACGGCGAGTTCTTTCTCCCCGATGAGCCCTCTGGCGATCTTGTCCGATCCGATCTGCGGTACCCATCTCTGCGAGATGAGTTTTACGATGCGGTTGATCTCGTCGACCGAGAGTTTTCCGTCGTAGGCGACTTCCACGGCTAGGGAGACGGCGGTGTCGATGTCGCTATCTTTCCAGCCCTGCAGGCTTCCCTCAAGGATTGGGTCGATGATGTTATAGACGGTCTTGACAGACGGTCCTAGTTTGGATAGCAGCAGTCTTGCCGCGAGTTTATCCCAGCCCGCAAGGATGGCACCAGCAGCAGCACCGCTGGCCGCGCTGAGGATCGCAGGTAGGACCTGTGTTGAGAACCAAGTGGTGAGCATAATACAGTACCTCGTAGTCGTCTTTAAACGACGATGTCACAGCCTCGAGTATTTGCTAGAGGTGGCTGTAACCCCCACCCCCAAACTGTGACAATCGACGCCCCGCCCGCGTTCGTAGAGCGCGTTGTGCCCGCCGGCCCGCCACGACCCCGGTGGCCCGGCCTCGACGCGTGGGCGCCGGATAAAAACCCAGCCATCACCCGCTCTGCCCCCACCACCAGTTCCAGACCAGATCCGGCTTGACCTCATCCAGGGGCACACTCCCCCCATCTCTCCCCTCCACCACCGGATCCACCACCCATCCTTCCGGAACCCTCTGCAGGTACCTCACGGCGGGCAGGTAGCCCCACGACGGAGCAAAACCACCCCCTCCCCATCCACCACCCAATCTCCCTCCCTCCCAGACCCCCCACGTGGTCACAGGAGGGGCGAGCTCGGCGACCTGAAAGGAGGAGCCGTCGGCGTAGCGCAGCACCTGCCCCACGCATGGCACAAACCCCGGAGGCGTATCCTGGGGGTACCTGACTCTTCCCTGGTAGCGGGGTAGGATATTGGCAAACCAGTAGCGCCTGGGGGAGGAGGTGGCGGAGCGGGCATTGTACGTAGGGTAGAGTATGATGCCCCCCACCGGGACGGTGGTGAGGGTGCGATTGAGCTGCGCGATGAAGTTGTTCTCCGGCGAGTAGGTGTGATCGACGGGAACGTCGATAGGGTCGGTGGGCGAGAACGAGGAGATAGGCCCGCTGACATTAACCGTACCCTCGTCGTCGATGTACACCGAGAGGGAGTCGAGGTCGGGGGGTGGGGAGTCGAGGTCCGGGTCGGAGTCGATTCCCGGGCGGTAGCGGCCCAGCGCCCAGGCAAACGACTGATTGAAGAGCCGTGCGGAGTCGTCGAATAGTCCCATGGTTTGGTAGTTAAGTTACTTAGACTTTAACCTCAGGCCTTCGGCCACGTGGCCAAATGGCTAAGTGGCTACTACTACTGACAGAGCAGAAGTCGGAGTGGTATGATAGTGGTATGATACCCACACCCACCATGGGCCTTGATGCTTTCATAAGAAAACTCCCCAAGGACCTTGTGGCCCAGGCCGACCAGCAGGGAGAGTACCTGAAGGAGATTCGCGGCTTCTATACGCCCAAAAACGAGCTTCTCTACTGGAGAAACCATCGAAAACTGAATACGTGGATGCTGACGAGAGCCCTCGACCGCTACCACATAGCCCCCTCGGAGGTTCTCTCGGGGAGGGAGATCCGGCTCGACGAGGAAGACCTCCTCGCTCTAAAGCTGGAGATGGTGTTTGGGGATGTGTTTAAGACGTACTGGGCCTCCACTGCGATGGTGGACATAGACGCCCAAATAATCGACCACCTCATCAGAGTGGTGAGGAGGGGCAAATCCATCGTCTTCTACACCTCATCCTGGTAACGTAAACACTCCCCCATGGCAAAGCAGAAACCCTACCTCGACCCCGCGGAGACCAAGAGCCTCATGCTGCGGAACATCGAAACCCTACTGGACGGTGGCGATATGACCGCGGATCTGGAGCAGGAATGCTTCGCTCTCATGTCCTTCTACAGAAACCCCCCACCGGCCGGCATGCAGTACCACTGGAACCACCTGTGGGTGATGAGCAGCGAATTCAACCAGCTCTACACGAAACTCCAGAAACTGCTCTGGGAGGATATTGAGGCATCCAAGCAGCCCAGGACCCGGATCAAGCGCCGGCTCGAGGCCGCTACCCTCACCACCACCATCTGGACCAAGGGCCACCACTTCGATGAGGAGACCGGGCACGTGCTCATCGTTCCGGTACCCGAGCCCAAAGTCCAGACGGCGGAGGACAGAGTTAAACGCGAGGCCTCAGTCCGGGCTACTTGGCGGCGCGGTAGCCGCGATTCCTAGGCGCAAGCGCAAGCGCCATTCCACCCTCTCCCTAGGTATTTATACTCATCATGCAGATCACCGCTGAGATCAACATCGAAGACGTCATCGAGTCCCTTAGCCACGGGTACGGGGACAACGACCCCATTAACTTTGTCCTAGCCCTGGACAACTGGGTGGGAGATGAAGGGTTTACCGAGGACCTGCTTCTCCGCCTGGCCCAATCCTACGAGCAGGAGTACATCTCCTACGAGCAATCCATGACAGAGAGGGCCCTAAGCACCACCTTCGTGGACGGTCCCACTTCCACCCCCGAACGCCTCGAACGCACGATGGCCGAGCTCGCCCAAGCCACTTCCAAACGAGAGAAACTCTCCAAGATAGTAGCTCTCATCAGATCACTCGCCTCCGACTCAAATGAATGAGACAAACAACACCCCCGGCGGGTCGCCCGGCGACCCTTCGGGCGACCTATCGCCCTGGTCCATCTGCCCACGCTGCCAGGTGCGCATCGCCAACGGCTGCGTGTACTTCGCCCACCGCCCCAACCTCCCATCCGACGGCAAGACCCTGGCCCGCAAAGTATGCCAGTGGGCGTACGCGGCGGACCGGCGGGATGGTAAGATAGGGGAAAGCACACTCAAGCCCCAGGGCTGCATCAATCCAGTATACGAACCCGGAGCAAATTATGGCCCTTACGACACCGTTCCAAGCCTGCCCTTCTAACCCGGGGCTCGTACGCCGGTTGGTGGTGGGGGCTGCGTTGGTGCGCCGGGCCGCCGAGTTACGCTTCGGGCGCCGGATCGGGGAAAACGGCCCCGGCCCCAGTGACTTCTGGGGGGCGATCTCGTGGTGGTGGGAGGAGGAGCACGTGCTCATCCCCGAGCAACTCGAGGAGCGGAGATTGGCCGCGGAGATGGAGGTGGCGTTTGGCAGCAGATCGCTCACTCTATCCACCAACCTCTGCAACGAAGTATACATAGCGAGTAGTGGCTCTTTTATCCCCTCCGCGCAGACGTACTCCAAGAGCCCATCATTCTCGGTCTTTGTCCGTACGCGAAGTGGCCTTCACAATGGTCAGTGGGAGTGGGAAGGGATCGCTATAGAGACGGAATCAACCCCCCACCCCATCCACCGCTTTATCATATCCGCACTTACCGGAGCAAAATGGAAACCAGTACCATCCGCCTCTCAGAAGAAGACAGACAGATCGTCGATCACGCCGTACGGGAGATTGTCATGGCGCTGGGGCTCGACCCAACTCTCCCCAACCCCAGACCCCTCGAGCTCGTACGTCTCTACGATAACCTTGCCACGCAGTTTGCCGGCGATCCGGATCTCATGAGGCACTGGGTGCACACTGGCAACCTCCACCTCAAGTACACCCCGCGCCTCAGAGTGCACGCTCCGTACCACCTCGGTGAGATGAACGAGTACCTGGAGGGGTTTCGCTACCGCTAAAGCGGGTCGGTATTTCTTAACATTCTCTTAACAATTCACATGTCCGCTGTTATCAGCCTGCTCGTGGCCCTGACCGTGCTCCTCGCCGACCACGCCCTCCGCTCCTGGGAGCCCGTGGACCGCGCCTGTACCGCCATGGCCATCTGCCCAGACCGTCCACTCCCAACCTCCCCCAACTGACTTTCTGTGATAGGATGATAGCATGACCCACAACACCACCAACGACCAGATCATCGGCCTAGCCCTCGATCGCGTACAGACGCTCGTATCACGTGCCAAGCACCTGAGCAAATGCGGCGACGTACGCGCCTCCCTCTTCCTCGTGGAGGAGGCTAGGCACTTCGCGGCCCAGGTGGATGGAGGGGAGGCCTTCCTCGCGATGACGTACCACCGCTACTTCAGCGATTCCTTCGGGGTGGTCTTCGAGCAACTTCACGGGGACGAGGAGCTGATGTTCGGAGGTGCGTCGTGACCAACCCCCTCGATGTCATGGAGGACCTACTCGACGACGACCCGTTCATCCGCGCCTACCCCTCCTTCGCCGCTTACGTCAATGTCTGGGATGAGGATGGAGGTGTGGACGCCTGGAGCGCCCCCTCCACCCTCCTGTACGACTTCTACGCCGAGAAACTCCCAGTGGATCAGGCACTGCAATTATGGTTTACTTACAATGACTGAGCGACAACTATCTCCTGGCGCGCAGGCGGTGCTGGATGCTTTCCTTGCTAATTGGGCAGACGACCCCTTAGATCAAGATTGCCAATGCCTCGCCGCCGCCCTGCGAACTGCTGCTAAGAGGCTTGGCTATACAATCTATGACTACGAAAACAATGAACACCCCAGTGTTGTCAGTGTTGCTGACATCCTCGCCATCGCCGACGAACTTGAGGAAACCCTACCGTAATGCCTGACACCTTCCTGACAATTATTGTTCGCAACCCAACCGCGGAGGAGGTCCACGAGCTTACTTCCCACCCCAAGCTGAGCGCCACCTCCTGGTCTCACGCCATGGACGAGCGCGACGAGCTGAAATGGAGGCTGCAGGCGCTTCTCAACGAGAGGGGGGCGAGGTGATTAGCCCGTATCCTAGGGGCGGGTGGTTGGTGCAGGAGAGCCTGCCCACGGCGTGGCACATCCTCGTGGCGGCCATACTTCTCAATCAGTCGAGGCGCACCGTGGCCTGGGATCGTGCGTTATACGACCTATTCGGGAGGTGGCCAGATGCGCAAGCGCTGGCGGACTCCGACTCCTCACTCGAGGAGTTGCTTAGGCCGTTTGGCTTCATGAATGTGAAGGCCAAGAGGTTGAGGGGTATGTCGCTAGGGTACCTGGTCTGGGATCACAGGGATCCTAAGGATCTGTACGGATGCGGTCAGTACGCTTACGATTCGTGGCGGATCTTTGTCAGGGGAGATAGGCCCGACGCCGTCAACGATGGCCCTCTCAGCCTCTTCCTGGCCAGGTGGGGAAGTGGCTGGAGGATGGGCGATCCTATCCCGACTCGGTATAGAGTGGATGAGAAATCGAGCCTCAGTGGCTGGGATAAGAAATCCTTATGACAAACACGTTTTCGATCATCTCCCCTGATACGTTATCCCCCTCGCCTCCCATGTCCCTGTCAGTATCGGCCAAGAGCAACATAGCCTTCGCCGCGATGAAGAGTTACTTCTCCGACCCAGATAACCTCCAGGAGGTGGCTGTGCTGGTCTCCGGCACCGTCATCGAGCAGGAGATCGGGTTCTCCTGCGAGGACATCGCCCCCGACCTCTTCACCGAGCTGGTGAGCCAACTCACCGACGCAATCTACGAAAAACTCAACGAGCTCTCACAATGACCAATCGTATCAATCGCAACGAATCCGGCTACACCACCACTATCCTCGCTGTAATCGCCGGCGTGGCGGTTATCGCCCTGCTGGGCTTCGGCCTGCCCCAGTACGGCGTTTACACGAAAACGCTGAATGGCAAGGCCCAACTCCAGGAGGCGGAGTTCACCCGCCAGGTCGCGGTGCTGGAGGCCAAGGCCAAACTCGACTCGGCGAAAGAACTCGCTATGGCGGAAGTCGAGAGGGCCAAGGGTGTGGCCCAGGCCAACCAGATTATTGGAGATAGTCTCAAGGGCAACCGCGAGTACCTTCAGTATCTGTACATCACCGGCCTGGAGGACGGGGCGAAGAATGGCAACAAGACCATCTACGTGCCCACCGAGGGAGGTATGCCGGTCCCGACTCTGAGCGTTGATAAATGAAACCGTATAGGGTAACAGTGACTCAGGAATGGGTGCTAGAGGCCGAGGCAATTGTCCTCGCCTCTAGCGAGGCCGAGGCCCGCACTCAGGCCATTAGGAACGTTGATTTTGACATCCACGACGCTGAGGATAACGGCTCGAGTGCCTACGCTCGCGAAATGACTCTTGATCAACTCCTCGCCACCCGCGATCTTAATAAACGCTTTTACGAGGTTGAGTTTATTGCGGATAGTGGTTCGGGGTTTAAATCATTCGATCCGGAAGACTTTTTCAATCTGGATGTTTTTTCGGAAGAGGCGCTTGAGACCGCCCGAATTTCCCGAATTGAGAGGGACAATGGCCAGACCGACCTCCCCCTCGTAGGGGGGGGGGCTCTGAGAGCCACCTCGTGAACTGGCCCACTGGCCCCGGCGACGGGGCTTCTTCTGTAGTATGATAGTCTCATGACAAGAACCGATCCCATGGCTTCCTCCCACCCCATCACCCCACCACTCGAGCTGTTAGAT